CCGCTGGTGACCTGCCCGCCATCTCGATAAATTCTGAATCCGTTGTTAAAAAATTCGAGGACGTATGCTTGCGTGACCGAAAAAATGAACGGGATCAGCCGTGATTTGGCCGCACTACTTTTGCAATCTGCAACGTAGCGTGTGCCCGGCCGCCGCGAGACACCGCCATGCGGATGCACCAGGAAATTCTCTAATTGATTACAGCCATTGTAATACTTGCTTAAATCAGTCCGGCCGCCCAGGCGCGGGCTGAGCAAGCCTGCCGTAAAATTTGCGAAGGCATAATTGACTTTGGCCATGTTACAGCCTGGAGTTAATCAGGACATCGGATTGAAGCCCGCCCGAGCTGACAACGCCGGTAACTGCACCTGGCGTGCCCTCGGTAGCATCGGTGAAGCGAGCCTCGGAGAGTTTNTTTTCNTAAAGCGCATAAAGTGTCGACGTTAAACTGGTTGACTGCACCATCGCAAAACTAACATCTGCAGCCAGGCGGGCGGCGATCGTTTCCACCAGCAGACTATCCCACTCATTGGGATCAGTGACGCGAGCCAGGTAAACCATATTAATGGTGCTTTCGTCGCAGAGTATTTTTCGGCCTTCGACGCGAAATTCGATATCCAAATAATCGAGGCGCATGACACGCAGGCAATAGGGATCTGTCGGCAGGGTGAACTGATAAGACCAGTCAAAGGCCGGGGAATCACTGTCAGATGTCAGAGCTACTCTGGTCACCAAACAGTTCCAGGGATGAGCGCGGAAGACAGCATCGCGGACAGCGTCAAACCGCTGATTGGTTACCCGCGCAGATTTACTGTCCTCACCGCGACTGATGATGTTGGTCGCACCCAGCATGTTGAGTGCGGAATTAATTGTCTCGACTTCACTGGCCATCTTTAGCCCCCAGAAAAATTAGCAGAACCTTTCGCACGCCCTCATGCGGATCGACCATATGCTCGTTATCAAGGTCGAAGATAACGCTGGCGAGATATTTTTTGTGCTGGGCGGGCGGGTCTTTAAAATAAAACATGCCGCCGGTAAAATCTTCGACCGGCGACAGCAGTGTGGACGCAGTAAATCGGCACCAGGGCATCTGGTTGGCATCGCCGGTATCGAGGTGCCAGGGATGACCCGGCTTATGATCTTCGACACGGGCAATGGCTTCGGACACAATCGCCGCGGCCTTTGGCATATGCGAGATGACCCGCTTCACCAGCGGATTGTCAAAGCTCTGATTACCGATCATCAGGCTATTGGCCTCGTCGGCTGACAGCATGTCAGGGACCAGCTTACGCATTTATTTTTTCTTTTTTGGCTTTGCTTTTTTCTTAGCCCATGCAGGTCGCTGGGTTCTTGCCCTAATTTCATTCGGGTCGATGATCGTCGCACCCGATGCGGTAACTATCTTTCGTTTTCTTGGCATAATGATTGACTCCGAAGTTTAAAGAGCGGATCGGGGGGCCGCAATCGCCAGCCCCCCTTTCCGGTTAGCCGTTAGTCAACAACGTACTGGACGATAAACGAGAGATCCCCAGCCACAGCTGTATCAGCTGCTGCCTGGACCGTGAGGGACAGATAATACTGCCCGCCCGGATCAGTGGATTCGCCCGCATCTTCCCAGACGCGCTGGCCACAGACGTTGATGTTACGCACCTCGAACGCATACTCGGTGAAGGCTGTAGCAGCCTGGCCGAGCGTGATCGCGGTGGAGTAACAATCCTCGTCTTTGACCGCAGGAGTGCTGGCCGTAGTGTACAGGCCAACATTGAAGGTCAAAGTCGGAGAACCGCCTGAGTCCATATCGTCAGCTGCCAGCTTAATCGACGTTATCGACGCACCGACCGCGATCGGCATCAAATGAATGANATCATTATCGTCGATATCAGACGTTGCCAGCTCGATCGTGCCTTGTGCAGTCCGCGTAACGCCGTGCAGCTGATAGCTTGGACTAAGGACTTGTGGACTCGCAATCCAATTGGAAACGAGTGTGCTATTTTTAGTAGTCATTTAGCTTCTCCTTTCCTATTCTGAACAGAGTATCTCGCACACCTTCGCTTCCTCCATGCGAGTGGCACCAAAGGTGGCACATACATAGACTTGCGTGCTGTACGATTTATCTGCGCGAGGTTCGATTTTAGACATCAGGTCACGGCCCATCGCCAGCTTGATACCGTCTTGCGCCCATGCAATGACTTTGCGATAGGAGCTGCCGTCGGTTTCCAGCCGGGTCGAGGTAATGAACTTGAAGCCCAGGAACGTGTCGATTTCACCTTGTACAAGTGCCTTTCATACCAGCTACAGCTTTCGCTGCCGGATGTCTCCGTTTGTGGTCTGGACTATCCCTTCATCCGCTTGGGATGCTCACCGTCTAGTCTCTACACCTTCCCTTTGCAGGGCTTGGCTCGGGATTACCATTTTACAGGCTTCCCCGAATTTGATGAGGTTTCGTCTAACTGTCGCCAGCTAGATAGGCAAAGTATTTACCGAGTTGTAATCTGCACTTGTCACCGTGGTGTTGTTGAGCAGATCTTCGATCTGTTCAGGTCCGACCGCGATGAATTTGGGTATCGATGGATCGACGCTGCCGTTGTCGAAGACCTTGCGGGCTTCAACAAGTTTAGCAATTGTCAACCCAGCCGCCGGAGAACCGACGCCCACGCTGTTGGAGTTGCTCGTAGATGTACTACCCGATTTCCCGGTGGACGCTGTTCCCAGCGCAGCCGAGATGATCGAATCGTCAACGGCACGCCCGATTGCATACGCAGCTGCGTTTGCATAACTGGACGTTGGATCGATAAGCATCTGGACCTTGTCCGGATCATCGATCAAATCCGCATATTCATACGAATCCATTGTAACCATTCTACGAGAGTGAGGTGTGTCAGACAGCGGGGTATCCGCGTGTCGTGACGTCCTTTTCTGTGCGGTTGCTGATCCTCATCACACTACGGCTTTCGCCGCCACCTTTGCAGGCTTTGTGCGCTGGACTTTCTCTTCATCTGCTAGAGATGCTTGCCGTCAAGTCTCTACACGTTCTCCTTGCGGAGCTTCGCTCGGGATTAGCAGTTAAGCCTTCCCCGAATTTGACAAGTTTTCAGCTGGGTGTCGCCATCCAGCTAGGCAGGTTAGTCTACCTGGTCGAAAAACGCTTTCTCGCCCGTCACAGCTTCCTCACTTACAGACGACCTCAACAAGCTGCCCTTCTGCTGTGAAAGCAGCTGGACATTGGTTGAAAACATCTGTGAAAAGGCAGTAGTTACTTGTGTACTCATTTACTGACCTCTCAGTAGCAAGTTGAAAAAACGAGCTACCCGCAAAATTGCAACGGACTCTGGGTTTGGGGTTGCAGGGGCGCGAACGCGCTTATCCCGACTTGTCATCATGCAAGCGCGTGCCTGGGCCTTGCGGCTTATCAGGCGGCTGCCCGCGTGAATTGGTTATTCTTCTTCTGGATGCTTTTGCTTCTGCATCTCCAGAACTTGATCGACATAGCTTTGGTGCTGCGGATGACGCGCATCCCAATAGGGGCCGTCCGGCCGCATCAGCTCGGCGATCTTCTGATCGGCTTCGGCCGGTGTCATTGCAGTGCTGCCCTTGTCGCCAATCAATTTGTCTTCGCTGACGCTTTCATTGATCCAATGCGCGGCGGCAACCACTGTTTTGATGAATGCCGGGTTGTTGACCAGCGGCGTGCCGTCGGCCAGCGTCAGTTCCATAATGCCCTCGGCACCGAACTCGTTTAAGAGATTGTCGCCCATCTCCAGCCGGTCCTTGAGAGCGTTGCCGTATTCCTTTTTAAGTTCTGTCTCGGCGGCGGTCTTGGCGGCTTCGACGGCATGTTGGATCTCTTCTTCACTGCCGCCGCCATGCTCTCTGGCGATGTCGGTGTACCAGGCAACCAGCTTCTGCGCCTGGCGGGCGCTGAGACCGGCGTCATGGGCCGTCGATCTAAAGTTGTTTACAAAGTCGTCATCCAGCGGCTGGTCGCCGAAGTCGAACTCGTAGCCGTCGGCCTCGTCGGGCCTGCCCAGCTTTTGATAGACCTGGTTCCAGTCGTCATCGGATGCCCACTTGCCGGGCACCGGGATCTTCTCGGCGCCGACCATCGACTGGGCGTGGATCATTGTTTTGGCCAGGGCTCCAACGTCTGTAATATTTTGTAACGATTGGTGATCCCTGAGATCATCGGGCAGCTGGTCGCGCCAGTCGCCGTCCGTTAATGTTTCGGTGTCTGCTAAAATTGTTGCAGACGGTGCTACCTCTTCTTGCGAGACATCCGCTACCTGCTCTTCCACTGTGATTTACTCCTCTTTGATTGGCGGCCGGTCCTTAATCATGTTCTGCATGAACAGCACCACACTCCGTTGGCCGTCGCGGAACGCGGTTTCGTGAGGGTCATTTGAAAACACCGGGGCATGGATATGGAACCTCAGTTCGAGGTCTTCCATGATCACTTCGCCATCGTTGCTTTCGAGAATAAATTTATAGGCTGAGCGTAAATCTTCAGGGGTCATGCCGCGCCCGGTCCCGGTATGATCTCAGCACCTGGCGGCGGTATGATCTCAGCACCNGGCGGCGGTTCACCTTCCGGCACCGCCATGCCTTCCTGCACGGCCTTGATTGCCGGAGCGGCCTGCCCGGCCGCTTGCGCG